ACTGGAATGCCGCCAGCAGTTCGTCGAACCCCTTCCACTCGAACGACACGCTCACGACATGACCTCCGCGCAGAGGACCGTCAGTTCCACCTTGCGTTCGTTCAGGTCGACGACCGACACGACGTTCAACGTGCGCCCGTCGTAGAGCAGGCGCGACGTCGTCGTCAGGTCCGGCCGGTAGGGGCCGTGAATCACGCGGGCCGCTTCCGCGACGATGGTGCCGGCCTTGACGCGTTCCAGGTCGACGGCCGACGCCGACGTGATTTGCACCATCCACGACGGCGGCACGGCGTCCGTCCATTGCGTCGTGTAGCCGCCGTCGCCGTCCGGCACACTGGGGCCGGCCTGCTGGACCGTGACCCGCTGTCGACGCAAGCCGGCGGCGACCGTCATGCGACCGCCGGATCGTGATACGCCCGCAACAGTTCGCGGACCAGCGCCGACAGGTCTTCGCCGGTGTCCCGCTTCGGCCCGTCCGTGTCGTCGCCCCGGAAGCGATAGCGTTCGGCCGCTTGGTTCAAGATGGCGGCGACGACGACCTTCGGGACGGTCGCCGCATCCGTCCACGTCGCAACGATGGCGGCGGATCGGGCGGTCTTGCTGCACCAGTCAATGACCTGCGCCTCGGCTTCGTCGGCGATGGCCTGGACGTCGACGTCCTCGTCGGTCGACGTCAGTCGCAACCGGGCCTTGACCTGATCGAGCGTGACGAAGGTCGTCACACCCGCCTCGTGTCGTCGTAGACCTGTTGCCAGTCGCGGCCGGGTTTGCCGGCCGGCCCCGGGTCGCCGTTCTTCCCGTCACTGCCGCGTCGCCCGTCCCGCAGGAGCAGCGTCCAGAAGTCTTTCCCTTGCGGGCCGGCAGGTTTCCCTTGCCCGTCCAGCGATAGCGCATCTGGAGCCAACGTCGTGGCGCGGCGGCAGTGCCACAGCGCACTCTTGACCCGGACCAGCTGCCCCGGCAGGTATTCGCGGCCGGCTTCGAAGTCGCCCTCGAAGGTCATCACCGGGAACGTGACCGACCCCAGCACCTTGACGACGTCGCCGCGCACGGCCTTGACCGTGACCGTCGTATCGTCGGCCTGTTCGATGGTCAGGTCGTCGAAGCCGATGCCGTCGACGCCGTTCGTGCCGGCCGGCCCCGCCGGACCGGGAACCGGCGCACGGGTTTCGAGGACGGCCAGCCGTTCGCGGATGGTGCCCACGTCTTTCGCGACGGCGACCACGTCGGCGTAGCGCAGGTCCGCGACCGTCAGGCGGGCGGTCAGGTCGGCCACGGCGGTCTTGACGAAGTCGCGTACGACCGGCGCGATGCCGTCGACGATGGCGGTCACGTCCTCGTCCGTCATGCGGCTACCTGCAACGCCTTCGACAAGCGATGACTGACCAGCGCGGCCAGCTGGCCGGGCGGCACAGCCGGCGTCGCGGGCGTCGCCATCGGCGCGGGCGTCGGTTTACTGAAGGGGTCTTGCGCGTCCCGCTGGGCCAGTGCCTTCAGCGAGAACATTTGCTGCTGCATGTACGGCGTATCGCCGCCCTCGACCGGACCGAGGCCGTGATACTTCTTCCGCGCTTCGTCGGGCGACATGCCGCCGGACCCGATGGAATCCGCTGCCGCCTTCGTCCGCGTCGGCGTGTCCATCCAGATGAGGTCGTCGATATCGAATTCGGTCCCGTACTGCGGACCTGGACCACTGCCGACCAGCCCGAGGCCGTCATCGAGGCAGGTTTCGAAATTCGTCAGCAGCGACTGAATGCACTGTGCGTAGTACATCTGCTGCATCGCTTCCAGCTGCACGCCGCGCGGCGGTTCCGACACGCCGACCATGTACGGCGGCACGTGGAAACAGCTGCAGATGTTTTCGCCGGTCCACTTCAGCTGCGCGATGAGTTCGGCGTCGACCGCATTCATCGTCAGGGGCTGATATTTCAGATCGCCCGTGATGGCCGCGATGCGGCCGGCATTGTCGACGCCGTTGTTTTTGTCCCAGTTCGCCTTGACGTCCGCCAGCTGTTCGGTCGTCATCCCCGCCGGCCCAATCAACAGGGCACTCGGCCGGCCCCCGTTCGTGAAGAACTGCGTCGAGCCGTTTTGAATCGCCAGCCCCTGCATCGCTGCCGCCGCGCACGCGTAAATCGGCGACATGCCGACCAGCGGGTGGAACAGACAGATCATCCGGTCGTGAATGATTTCGCTGGCCGGCACGAGCAGCTTGCCGTCGCGCAGGTCGATCAGGCCGGACAAGTTGTCCACCTGCAGCTGGTAGTAAATCCCGCCATCGGGAGCGACCAGCGGCGTCACCCGCAGCGGATCGAGCACGTACAGCGCCGTGACGATGCCCCGGGCATCGCGCTGCTTGAGGACGTAGGTGTTGCCCCACATCAGCTTCGACGTGATCCACTGTTCGACGAATTTCGTGGTGGTCTGGTAGCGGTTCGGTTTCCGCAGGACGGGCGAGAAGGCCGGCGACGTCGTTTCTTCCCACACGCCGTCGTCATTGAGTTCGACGAGGTTGAGCGTCAGCTTGCCGACGTCGCCCGCAATGAGGGTCACGCAGGCGAAGACCGGCTGATACTGCAGGACGGTATCGCGCCGGCCCTCGACGTTGACCTGCCACGCGCCCGTGTACGGTTCGCGGACGACCAGCGGCCACCAGCCGCCCCGGGCCTGTCCGGGCGACGACGGCGGCATCAGTTGTTTGGCGGTGAACTCCAGCCGCCGGCCGAGGAATTCCAGGCCGAAGGTCACGACGATCAGCCCGCAGCCGTGACGGTGAACGTCAGCGCATTGCTGCCCTGCCCAGCGGCCGACTGCACGGACACCGGCACGTCGCCGGCAACAGCGGCCGTCAGGTCGACCGGCGTCGTCAGTTCCGTGGCCGACACGAAGGTCGTCGGCGATGCTGCGCCATTGACGTGGATCACGTCGCCATCCGCGAAGTCACTGCCGGCGACCTGCAACGTCAACGGGCCGGAGCCGGCGACGGCCGTCGACGGGGTCAGGCTCGACAGCACGGGCGTCACCGGCGGCGGCGGCGCGGCCATGCCGACGAGCGACACGAAGCCGATGCCCCGCAGCGTTTCGAGCAACGCCCGGTCCGTGACCGGATACGTCTCGCCTTCCGCATGCGGGACGCCGTTCTCGGTGTGATACGTCCGCGCCTCGACGTCGAAGGATTCGCCGCCCATGTCACACCTTCCCTTTGGCTGTTGGTCGCGGCGTCGGAGGCGTCGTCTGCCGAACGGCGAAGCCCGCCATCTCCAACGTCTTGACGTGGACGAGGGCGACGACGAGCGTGTCGCCCCGGCGGAAATAGCCGCCGTCGAAATAGCCGTCCCGCAGGACAGTCATCTCGACGGCAGCTGCCGACCCGTTAAGCGGTATACGTGGCGACGGTGTATTGGACGACGCCGGCACGGGCTTTCTTCCAGTTGATGAACCGTTCGGCGCGGATGCCGACGAGGTTGTTCTGCCAGAACGACGTGTAGAGCGACGTCGCCAGTGGCGGGTTATCGAGCACGGTGTCCATCTGCACCGACGCTTCGCGGCTGATATCGATGGTGATGCCGCCGTCGTCGGCGTAGAGGATGGCGTTCGGCTGCACCAGCGCAACGGTGTTGCCGGCCGACTGCGACGTGATGGCCTTGTAGCCCATGATGCGTCCGCCTTCGGGCGTCATCTCGGGGAACAGCGCCTGCCCCAGCGGATTCAGGGCATTCGTCAACGCCAGCGCATTCGTCTCCGACAGGATGAGCACCGCGCCGACGGTCGACAGGTTCAGGACGACCATCGCATTCGCCAGTGCCTGGATATCGGTGCGGGCGTTGGCCGGCGTCGGTCCGGCCGTAGTGATCGGCGTCACGCCGTTCGTGACCGACCCCGGCGACACGCCCGCGACCGCTGCCTTCGTCGGGTCGATGAACGACACGTCGAGGAACTGCGAAATCCCCGCAATCATGTCCCGCTGAATCACGCCGATGGCGTCCGGCGTCGACGTCCGCGCCAGTTCCTCGGTGATAGCGATGATGCCCGCCGCCTTGAGGATCGTCAGCGTGACGGTGCCGAACTGCAGCGTCCCGACCGGCTTCGGTGCCCCTTGGCCGACCCAGTTGTAGGTGCCGCCGCCGGTCTGCGACGGGACGGAGACGTTGAACGGCACTTTGAGGAACGTGTCGACCTTGCCGAGAATCGTCGCCGGCCGCAGCAGTTCGAGGAAGGCCGACGCCAACGGCGTGATCGGGGCCAACGGTCCCGCCCACGTTGCATCGGTCGTCGTGCCCGCTGCGACAGCGGCCTTCAGGACGAGTTCGACTTCGGGCGAGGAATCGTGCCAGCGTTTGGCGAACACTTCGGCTTGCATCAGGTCGCCGCGACACGCCGCCATCGCCTGACAGAACCGGATGAACCCTGCCGCCTTCGGCAGCGGACTCGCAATCTGTACGATCGGCACGTTGCTGCGCTGCCGGCTGGCCTCGTCCGGCGTCGCCGCCGTCACCGGGACGGCCCGCGCGACCATGAGCTTCTCCATGTCGCGCAGGTCGACGAGTTCCGCGTCGATGGATTTGATATCGG